CACATCACCCGCGGCTCGATCTACGACAACGCGCGCAACCTGTCGCCCGAGGCCCTGGCCGAGATGACGATCACCTACGCCGGCACCGCGCTCGAGAAGCAGGAGCTCTACGGCGAGGTCCTGGAGCTGGTCGAGGGCGCGCTGTGGAACCGGACCATGATCGAGCCCTACCGGGTGAAGAAGCTGCCGGCGATGCGAAAGATCGTGGTGGGCGTCGACCCCGCGACGTCGACGGGCCCCGACAGTGACCTGACCGGCATCATTGTGTGCGGCCTCGGCGAGGACTGGCGCGTGTACGTCCTGGAGGACCTGACCGGACGCTACACACCCCTCGAGTGGGCCAACACCGTCGTCAACGCGTACCACCGCTGGCGGGCCGACTGGGTGGTCGCCGAGAAGAACCAGGGCGGCGACCTCGTCGAGCAGAACATCCGCAACGTCGACACCACGGTCAACTACGACGGCGTCACCGCGAAGCGGGGCAAGCGCCTGCGCGCCGAGCCGATCGCCGCGCTCTACGATCAAGGACGGGTGAGCCACTGGAAGGAGCTCAATGACCTCGAGTTGCAGATGCTCCAATGGGTCCCCGACAAGAGCGAGGACTCCCCAGACCGCGTCGACGCGCTGGTGCACGCGATCGTCAAGCTCAACGTGAACCGCGGCAACTCGGCCGAGAAGTTCTTCAGCCAGATGGCGCCGGATTGTCCCGCCTGCCATCAGCCGAATCCGGCGGCCGCGACGTCGTGCGCGTTCTGTGGGCAGAAGCTCGAGCCGACGCCCGAAGCCCTCGCTGACGCGCGCAACGTCAACGCCTTACCAGACCTGCCGGGTTACACTTAGCCCCGAGCACAGCACAGGAAGGCGTGGCGGGTGGCACTGTTTGACGGGACGCTTCCAGCACGACCAGCCGAGCCACTCACGACGGAGGAGTTCGCCTCGGCCATCGTCGGGGCGTACAAAACCGGCCAAGCGGACGCCATCGAGAAGGCCAACCCGAGCCTCGCCGGGACGCCGATGGCCGGCTCGAGCGTGCCGACCGCCGTCGTGAACGTGCCCGTCGTGACGCCGACCCCGCCGGGATCGCGCACCGTTGGCGATCAAGTCGGCTTCTTCTACCGCTCGCTGCCGAGGGTCGATGAGATTTTCAATGCGCCGCTCGGCCCGTCCGACCCGATGCTGCCGGCGCCGATCGACGTCGTCGACCCGATCACCGGGCGAGCGATCCCGCGCAAGCAGCAGGCCCAGGTCGGCGAGAACCTCAACCTCACCTCGCGCCAGACCCCGTGGTCGGTGCTGCGCCAGCTCGCCACCCAGTGCGACATCATCGCGCGCTGCATCCAGATCCGGATCGGCGAGCTCGTCAAGATGGACCTCACCTTCGCCGTCTCCAAGCGCGCGATCGAGGACATCATGGACAAGGAGAAGTGCAGCCACGCCAAGGCCGCTCGCCTCGGGCGCCTCCAGTTCGCCGACGAGATCCAGCGCCTCACCGACTTCTGGGAGAACCCCTACCCCCAGAGCGACCGGAGCTTCAGCGAGTGGGTCACCGAGTTCGGCAACCAGCACTTTCGTTACGATGGCGTCCCCGTCTACCCGCGCTACAACTTGAAGAAGCAGGTCATCGGCTTCGATATCATCGACAGCCCGACGATCAAGTGCCTGCTCGACAACCGCGGCGACATCCCCAAGCCGCCCTTCCCCGCCTATCAGCAGATCCTCTGGGGCTACCCGCGCGGCGAGATGCAGGCGTCGCCCGTGGCGGACGGCGAGTTCTACGAGGGCATCAAGGACATGCCCGGCGACTACATCAAGGACCAGCTGAGCTACTTCGTCCAGAACCGCTCGACCGACACGCTCTACGGGTTCAGCGCCGTCGAGATGTCGATCCCTTGGGCCTCGATCTACCTCGAGCGCCAGAAGTGGATGCTCGACCAGTTCCGCCTCGGCACCACGCCGAAAACGTTCATCAAGACGCCGATTGACGCGGACATCGACCCCTTCAAGCTCGCCCAGTGGGAACGGATGTTCAACGACCAGCTGCGTGGGCAGAATCGCGAGCGCAACAACGCGAAGCTCCTGCCCGGCGGGTTCGATCCGGTGCGCATGGCCCAAGAGGCTGAGCTCTACAAGACCGACATGGACGAGTTCCTGATCAAGCGACTCGCCGCGCCCTTCGGCGTGACGCCGACCGCCCTCAACGTGACGCCGAAGAGCGGTCTCGGTGGCAAGAACATGAGCGACGGCGAAGCGCAGACGGCTGAGGCCGTGAGCTCGGCGCCGGACCTCGACTTCTTCCAGGACGTGATCAACACGCTCAACCGGCGCTACCTCGACGGCACGGTGAACGTGACCTGCATCATCAGCGACCAGGACTCGACCAAGGACGAGCTCGAAGCCGCCCAGGCGGGCCAGACCAGCACCCAGAGCGCCCAGATGACGCTCAACGAGCTGCGCGACGAGCAGGGCCGCACGCCCTACGAGGATCCCGAGGCCGACTCGCCGTTCGTGGTGATCCCCGGCGTCGGCCTACAGTTTTTGAAGGGCATGCTGGCCCAGAACGAAGCCGGCGAGACGACCGGCCAAAAAGGAGAACCCAGTGAGCAAGAAGGCGACGACGACAGCCCTGTACCAGGAGGCGGGCCTCAAGGTCACGGGGACGGCGGCAACGACGACCCCGAAGGCGAAGGCGGCGCGGGCGACCCCGAAGGCGGCCCGACTCCGGGGTCGAGTGGCGGTGGCGGCAAAGCGACGAAAGCTGGGCTGGTAGAGCTCGAGCTCGTCAAGTTCGACCGCTACGCGACCGCGCGCAAGAAGCAGGCCACCTGGCGCGACTTCAAGTTCGAGCACGTCGACGCGGCGATCGCGGCGCGGCTCAACAAGATGGCGAGTTCAGAAATGCGGGGTGCGCCGGTCAGCGACGACCCAAAAGGCAGCGGGCGTTCTCTTACTAAGGCGCCCCGCAACGTGCACGCCGCGATGCAACAGCAGGTGGAGGATCACTACGCCCCGCTGATCAGCGCAGCCATCGCCAGCATGTACACCGGCGTCGATCGCGCCATCACCGAGGCGATGCAACACCCTGATCGTCGCAAGCTCCAGATCGGCATGCTGAAGAAGGACGCCGAGGATGACCTGGCGGCCAACAAAAAGCTCGCCCAGACGGCGATCAACCAGCACGTGAGCGCAGACCCGAGCACCCTCCAGGACGCGCTCACGAACCTGTACGGCGACAGCTCGATCGTCGGCACCAGAACCGGGCAGGCCCTGATGGGCCAGAGCGCCTACGTGGCGACCGGCGTCGCCCAGCTCGTCGCGGGGTACGACGACGACTTCTGGGAGCACTGGACGCCCGGCGATCCGACCGCGGCCCTGAAGGTCGCCGGCGGTGGCATGCGCAGCTTGCTCGACCACGCCGGCATCACGATCAAGGGCATCGACGCCACGACCCAGGACCGCATGGCCGACGCGATCGCCCAGGCAATGATGACGGGCACGGGCGATGCCGGCGCTCGCGAAGCCATCGTTGCGCTGCTCGGCCAAGCCGGCGCACCGCAAGAGGGCCTCGCGGCCGCGACACGCGCGGCGACCATCAGCGTCACCGAGACCACCCGCGGCTGCAACGCGGCGGCGACCGATCAGTACCAGGCGGCCGGCGCCACCGGATGGAACTGGGACGACTACGCCGAGGCGTGTGACGAGTGCGAGGACGAGGCGTCGAACAACCCGCACGACTTCGGTGACGACGTCCCGCCGCTGCACCCGAACTGCCGGTGCCTCGCAATGCCGGTGACGGGGTAATCGAGCAACTATCATTCACGCCGAGGAGCAGTGAAGGATCGGACGAAAGGCGCGTCGGTGGAACTGCTCAAGATCTACCTCGGTGACATCACCGTCAAGGAGACCGACGACGGGTGCTGCGAGGTCTACGGCAAGGCGACCGGGCCCGACCTCGACCTCGACTACCAGATCTGCGACGCCGTCTGGCTCGCCAAGGCCATGCCCGCCTGGATGGAGACCGGCGCCAACGTGCGCGCGATGCACACCGCGATCGCGGCCGGCATCGGCATCGAGCTCGAGGAGAAGGCTCAGAGCTGGTGGCTGAAGTCGCTCGTGGTCGACGCGAATGAGGTCAACAAGTGCAAGAAGAAGGTCTACAAGGGCTACTCGATCGGCATCGCCAATGCCCGGGTGATCAAGGACGCGGAGGCGCCCAACGGCCGCATCATCGACGGCGACATCGTCGAGGTCTCGCTCGTCGACCGGCCGGCCAACCCGACCGCGCTGATGGAGCTCTGCAAGATGGCGAAGGACCTCGCAGGCGTCGATGTCCTCGGCTTCACGACCAAGACGGGCGAAGTCAGCGCGCCCGACCCGCTCCTGACCAAGGCGGCGCCACCGAACGGCCTCGACCTCACGGGCGCCAACCCGGTCACTGATCCGGGCGTCGAGCCGCCCACCCCCGAGGAGGCGAATCTCTGCCCCGACTGCTCAGCCGGCATCGCCAATGACGAGGCCTGTGCGACCTGTGGCGGCACCGGCGTGCTGCCTCGAGTGGACAAGGCCGAGAAGGTGAACTGCCCGACCTGCGACGGTGACGGCAAAATCAAGGGCGATTCGACCGACTGCCCCGACTGTGACGCCACGGGCAAGGTCACCCCGGAGAAGGCCAAGGAGCTCAAGAAGTCGCTCGACGTCGCCGCGACCGACGAGTTCGGCTGGACCGAGGCAGAGAAGGCGACCTGGAGCGACCTGCAGAAGGCGCTGTTCCCCGACCTCGCGAAGAAGAAGTACACCGATGACGAGCGCACGGACATGGCCGCGAAGGGCGAGGCGATGCCCGGCGGCGGCTTTCCGATCAAGGACGTCGACGACCTCAAGAACGCCATCCAGGCGATCGGCCGCGCGAAGGATCCTGCAGCCGCGAAGAAGCACATCAAGGCCCGCGCGAAGTCGCTCGGCCAGACTGCCCTCATCCCCGACAGCTGGAAAGCGATCAGCGCCGGCATGGAGAAGCTCGCGCCGGCGCTCGTGGCGATGCGCGGCATCACCAAGGGCGCGACGCCCGACGAGTGGATGCACGACCCGACCTGCCTGCAGGCCGTCCTCAGTGGCCTCATCGCCTGCGCGAGCCAAGAGCTCGAGGAGATGGCCAACGGCGAGGACGAGCGCTGGGACGTCGAGGACCTCTTGTATTGCATCAGCCTCTTCACGAGCTGGTGGCAGCACGAGGCCTGGGAGGGCGAGACAACCGGACCGTTCGACGGACCACAAGGAGATGAAGAAGTGGCAAACATATTCGTAGGCCTCGGCGTAAAGCCGGAGCTCTTAAAGGTGGCCGGCGACGAGTCCGCCACCGATGAACAGCGCGCCACGGCGCGCACCGAGATCGTCAAGGCGCTGGGCCTTGATGGAGTGGCAGAGCTCACAGCTCTCCTGAAGTCAGCGACAGAGAGGTCTGCGGACCTAGAGGATCGCCTGGCCACGGTAGAGGAGATGGCTGCACCGGGGGGTCCCGCCAAGCGCGGATCCGCCAACCAGCAACAGAAGTCAGACGAGGCTGAGAACCTCCGCAAAGAGGCGAACAAGTTCATGGAGATCGCGAGCACGCTCGAGGACCAGGGACGCAAGCGCTACTACATCGGCAAGGCCCAGTCGGCCCTGTCCGACGCGGAGAAGCTCGAGCGCGTCTAGACCTCACCACCATCTCTAACCAGGAAGGATTACCACCACCATGAGAAGCAACGTCCTCGACGAGCTTTTCGACGGTCTCAAGTCCGAAGACGAGCGCGAACGGCGCTTTGACATGTACAAGACCGTCATGGCCGACTGCATCACCGACGCCCGCAGCGCGGTCGCACGAGGTGAAGTGCAGTTCGGCACCCGCGAGTCCGGCAACGGCAAGGTTCTGGTTCGCCAGAAGTCCGCCACCGCCCTCGCGGCCGAGCTCATCACCAGCCTGCAGAAGGGCTTCAGTGCTGAGCAGACCGCCGGCGTCATCCAGGCGCTGCAGTCGGTCGAGCAGATCCAGAAGGACTGGACACTTACCAACCCGCTCAACAGCGTGCCGTTCGGCGACATGGGTCTCGTGCCCTACGCGCTCGACCCCGCGATCGCGATGCTGGTGCCACGTGCCCTGATCCACCGGAACTCGACCGCCCGCATTGGCTCAATGGGTGAGGCGCACGAATATCGGCGCATCCTCGGCGTGACTAACTCGGCCACGGGCGGGGTCGCGAACATGTCGATCTCCTTCAGCTCGGCCTCCGTGTCGGACACCTTCGGTGCCGTCACGCTGAACCGGCCGAAGAAGATCAGCTACGCAGCCGACCGCGTCGTCGTGCCCTTCGTGGAGATGGGCATCTCGGACTCGGCGAGCATGCAGGCTCAGTTTGCCGGCCAGGGATTCGCGGACATTCGTCAGCTCTCCCACACGGCCGCCATGTGGGCCCACCTGCTCGGTGAGGAGCGCGAGCTCGCCAACGCCCACCACACGGCACTCGTCGTCTCGGGCATCTCGGCCTCCTCGGCCGCGGTGGACTCGAGCGTCTCCAACTCCGGCCTGCCGGCGCTCACCGGGGCAGCGATCGACTACACGTTCGCCTCCTCGATGGGCGAGACGGACGCCATCGTCGCCGAGGCGTCGATGAACGTCACCGCCGGCGAGGGCGTGGCCGTCAGCTTCACGGGCACCCAGCCTGTCGGGGCAGTCGGCATCGCGGTCTACGTCACGAAGTCCGGCACCACGTATCGCGGTTTCACGCCCATCGCCACCGGCGGCGGCGCGGCGAGCCCGACGAGCTTCGTGGTCTGGGCGGCAGGCGTGCCCTCGGCGGACGCGTCATACTCGGCGACGAGCTACGACGGGTTCATCTCGACCTTCACCAAC